AAGACTTATTCTACTGCTGGAGGCGTTAAAAAGGAATATAAGTAGATTATAATCTCGACAAAATAAAAGTAAAGAGAAAAATTTTTTAACAAGACTATATTTATAGGATATAAACAACAAAAAAAACAAAAAAAAATTAAAATAACATGGCTGATTTATTAATGAAAATGCCGATACCTTACGAACCGAAACGCCAGAACCGTTTCATTTTAAGGTTTCCGTCAAGTTTAGGTATCAACGAATGGTTTGTTGAAAGCGCTTCAAGACCGTCTATCAAGATTGGTGCAACTGAAATACAATTTTTAAATACATCTACATTCGTAGCAGGTAGATTTAACTGGGACCCAATTAGTGTTAAGTTCCGTGACCCTATTGGACCATCAGCAGCTCAAGCTCTTATGGAGTGGGTTCGTTTACACGCTGAATCGGTGACAGGTCGTATGGGTTATGCTGCAGGTTACAAAAAAGATATCGACCTTGAAATGTTAGACCCTACAGGAGTTGTTGTTGAGAAATGGATTCTCTATGGAACTTTCTTAACTGATGTAAACTTTGGTTCGTTATCTTATAGTCAAGATGCGTTGGCTGATATCACAGCTTCTTTAAGAATGGATAGATGTGTGTTAGTATACTAATACTATTTACATAAAATTATACGTAATTATATTTAACCGTAAAGCTAATAAACTTTACGGTTATTTTTTTATATGGAAAATCAAGCAAGAGACTACGGTCAAGAAAATTTTACACTACCACACGACGTGGTTCAACTACCTTCACAAGGAGTATTTTACAAAAATAAAAAGAAAGCGATTAAAGTTGGTTATCTTACTGCTTCCGATGAGAACATTCTTATGGGAGGGTCTAATGACTTAACAATGACTTTATTGAGAGCCAAAATATATGAGCCAGATATTAAAGTTGAAGAATTAGTTGAAGGTGATGTTGAAGCAATTCTTATCTTTTTAAGAAATACTGCTTTTGGTCCTGAAATAACTTTAAATGTTACTGACCCAACAACTAAAAAACAATTCCAAACTACAGTTGTGTTGGATGAATTGTCAATTGTTGGAAATCAAAAACCAGGTGAAGATGGTACCTTTACAATCATGTTACCAAAATCACAATCAACAATTAAAATTAAACCATTAACTTATGGTGAAATTCAAGACATCAATCGATTAGCGTCAACATACCCACAAGGTAGAGTTGTTCCAAGGGTTACGTGGAGAATGGAGAGAGAAATTTTAGAGGTTGATGGTTCAAGAGACAAATCTCAGATTGCTAAATTTATTGAGTCAATGCCAATTGCGGATTCTAAATTCATTAGAAATTTTATGAATGAAAATGAACCAAGATTAGACATGAACAAAACTATTATGGCCCCGTCAGGAGAAAAACTAACAGTGAATGTTGGTTTTGGGGTCGACTTTTTTCGCCCTTTCTTCTGAGTATAGGAAGAGTCAAATCGACGAATTTTATTATCTAACAACATTGTTAAAAGTTTCTTATCAAGATTTTGAGAGGATGCCGATATTTGTTAGGAAATATTTACTCAATAAATGGATAGAAGATAATCAGAAGGACTAAAAAAATTAGTCCTTCTTCTATTTATATAGAAACCAAAACTTAAATGCCGTCAAAAGAAGAAATCGATAAGTTAAAGAAAAGTGTTGAAAGTCTTGCATCACCTCTTGAGGAAGCTGCCAAGGCTATGGACACCATGTTTGATTTATCTGAAAGACTGAACCAAACATTTGTAATGGGTAGAACCCGAATGGATGAGTTGGGAGACGCCATTTCTAGGTCTGCCGCTGGAGTAATTCGTTTAGGTGGTGATGCAGCATCGGCTGCCGCCACGATGGAGGGTATTGCTGAGGGGTCAAGAAGAAATGTAATTGCAACGGAAGAACAAGTTTCAAAATTATATGCCGCTAGTAAAATATTAGGTATAGAATCGGAAACATTGGTTGAAAATTTTGCTACCGTAGGTATTGAGGCTTCTCAAATAGGTACAAACTTAGAAAGTTCTATTGATTATATTCAAAGTGTTGGATTGAACTCTAAAACGGTTATGGGGGATGTTAATGCTAACATGTCCAAAATGAACCGTTATCAGTTTGAAGGTGGTGTTGCAGGTTTAGCAAAAATGGCGGCACAAGCATCAATGTTAAGATTGGACATGCAAGAAACATTTAATTTTGCGGAAAAAGTTTTAACACCTGAAGGGGCTATTGAAACCGCTGCTGGATTACAAAGGTTAGGTGTATCTATTGGAAACTTAACTGACCCGTTTGCATTAATGAATCAATCATTAACAGACCCATCGGGATTACAAGATAGTATTATTAAAGCGTCAAAACAATTTACAGAGTTTGATGAAAAAACACAAACATTTAAGATAAATCCTCAAGGGGTCTTAATGTTGAGAGAAATTGAACAAGAAGCTGGTATGTCTGCGGGGTCTTTAAGTAAAGCTGCTTTAGCCGCCGCAGATTTAGATAAAAGAATATCTAATATAAGTCCTGAAATACAGTTTGACAAAGAAGAAGACAAACAATTGTTGGCAAATATGGCAACAATGAAAGATGGACAATATGTGGTTCAACTTAAAAATGACCAAACAGGTATTATAGAACAAAAGAAACTAAGTGAGTTAACTCAAGAACAATTTGACGCTCTAAAAGAAAGAGAAGAAAATCGACCAAAAACTCTTGAAGACATTCAATCAAGTCAATTGACTGTTGCACAAGATATGGCAGCAAATGTTAAAGCGATTGCAGCTAAAGTTGCTTATGGTGTTGCGGCAACACCTGTAGTTCGTGAAAACATTTATGGAGCTGACAGAATTTTAAGAGAATTATCAAAAGACGTTTATAAGGCAATTCCTGAGAGTGCTAAAATTACTGAAAATGTTACGGGAGCGATAGATAAAATGAGAGATTTATTTACCGCAAAAGACGCTGGTAAAATTTCTGACGCCGATTTTACTAAAAAAATTGAACAATTAGAAAATAGTGTTATTAGTGGAGCAAATTCATTGGGTGAAAGTGGAACGAAAGCTCTTAAAGGTATTTTAGAGGCCAGTGCTAAAAATATTAAAGGAAGTAGTGGAATTGAAAAAGAATTTAGGGCATTTGCAAATGAAACTTTGGAAGCACTTGGTTCACCGTTAAAGTCTTCGGTTGAGGCGGTTAAACAAAAGGCTCAAGTAAAACCTCTAAGTGAGTCAAATGTTTTAGGTGAAACTTTACAATCTAAAATGGCATCAAAACAAATTGAAACAACTCAACCAAAAACAACTAATGTTACAAACAACGTAACGGGTAATATTAAAATAACTATAGATGGTCCTGTTGGAGCTAATGGGTTAACACAACAACAATTAACTCAAATATTCAATAGTGAAGGATTTAAACAATATGTTGCAACTCTTGGAAAAGATACAAAAGGTGCGGGTGTTCCAACTTATCAATGATAAAAAAAACTCAATCAACCTATTTATTAGTAAACATATAAATGGGTAGTCCGTTAGATTATATTAGTACTGAAGGATTCAGAAAAAAACTGATGACTCGTAATTTAGTACCTTATGCTAAATCACCTAGTCCTGCGACCCCGCCAATAACATATGAAGTAGTTCAACAAGACATTTCTGTTATTGACAGTCCTGATTTTTTAATTGATACAACATTTTTTGCCGACAAACAATATACTCTTAACAGATGGGGTAATGAAGGAGGATATGAATTTGCTCCTGACATTAGTGGAAACTTAAATACAACTTCTAATCAGGGTGAATATGGACCAGGTCAACAAGATGCTCACATTGTTGATACGGGATTTGCGGCAACTCAAATATGGAGACCATTAAACGCTTATTCAAGTCCGAATAATTTTGATGCGGGTGAGGCGGTTTCATCATTAGAAACTGTTAGACCTGACCAAGACAGACCACCAAACGGACAACCATATTATACCTTTACACCATCATCTTATCGTGCGGTATCAATATTATTAAATCCTGACCCACTTGGTAGTGATGGGTTATTGAGTTCAGATTCATTTATTGCTCGTTTAGGTGCCAAGACTTTAAAGAAAGAATTTCAAGACCGAATTGGTAGAGCAATCATTAGAGAAACTATTGGTAGAGCCAACATTTTAAATGTTAATAGTAGTACAAATCTTGTTAATATTTTAACTGGTAATGTTCCGATAATTGAACCAAACTATAATATTACGGTACCAAACAATCCGTTGGGAGCTGCAGCTCAATTTGCCTTAAGTCTTGGAGGTAGTCAATTACCGTTCTCAACTATACCAGGTTCTTATTGGGACCCAAGTGTTAATCCACCACAACCAACCACAATCCAACAAGCTCTATTGGGTAATCCATTAGCTGCGGGTGGTAAACTTATTAGTAATCTTTTAGGTGCGGGTAAGACAGGTTCCCAAATATTCTTTGAAAATACAGGACAAGGTCAAAAATCTTTATTGTTTAAGAATATTAACTTTAACAGATACAAGCCAAGTTACGACCGAACATTAATCGACCGTTTGGGTGGAGCTTTGGTTGGAACCAACACAAACAACGCCAATTATTATATTGGTTCAACAACATCTGAACCATCAAGAATTTTTTCACCATCAGGTTCATTACCAAACGACCCTTATGGTAATGAAGTACAATCACCTGTTTATGGTCCCGAAGAGTTGGCTCAGTTATATGAAGGACCAAGTAAAGAAATTAGACTTGGTGCTAACGGACCGACTTATAGTAATGGTGGGGGTATTGAAGGTGGATTCACATGGGTATCACCAAAATACAAAGGTAATGCTGGTAAAAAAGTTGGTATTGGTGGTGAAATCACAAATAATGACGAAGACTTTAAACCATCATCATACAACTCAACAGAGTCCACTGAAAGAACTTTTAGAGAAGGTTCTATATTAGATGACACCCAAAGATTAATTGATAGCCAACCACAAGGTGGTAACCGTCTAAAACATGCGGGTAACGCGATTGACCAAGTTAGTAAAGTATTCCATGATGGGTACAAAGAAATGACAAAAGGTTCAAGAGTTTTAAGTTATGTTGGAGCAATCGGACAAGAGGTTGGAACAGAATATTGTCGTGTATTTGCCAAAGATATTCCTTATTTACAATATAATGACCTTCAAAAAACCGATGGTATTACAACTGAAGGTAGAAGATTTGCGTGGTCTGTATTAGATAAGACATATAATCTTAATATTGCACCAAACAAACAAGAGGGAGGACAAGACTCAACTAACATTATTGGTACGATGAATAATGCTTATGCTAAAAAATATATGTTCTCATTGGAGAACTTGGCATGGGCAACATCAAACACACCAGGTTTTGCGGTTTCAGACTTGGCGGTTTGTGAACGAGGACCAAATGGAGGTAGAGTAATGTGGTTCCCACCATATAACTTAACATTCAACGAATCAGTACAGGCTAACTGGAATCCAAACGAATTCCTTGGAAGACCTGAACCAATTTATACTTACAAAAGTACAAGTAGAACAGGTAGTTTAACATGGGATATTGTTGTTGACCATCCTTCAGTGTTAAATGTTATTGTTAACAAGGTGTTAGCAAACGAAACAAACAAACCAAGAATTGATAGTATTTTAGATTCATTCTTTGCAGGATGTAGAAAATACGATTTATATGAACTTGCCAAAAAATATTATACAATTAATCCAAACGATTTATTCCAAATCCAACAAGCCATTACATCTAAAGAAATTACAAGAGAACAGATGCAATACGCTATCAATACTATTGATGGTGGAAACCCAACAGTTGCTGCGTCTAACAGTGGTGGTGGAGTAACAGGTTCTGGTGGTGGAGGTGCGACAGGTAGTGTTGAATTAAACAAATACCAACAAATTGCCTTTTATTTTGGTAATGATTTTCCAAAACAAAATAAACCAATTCCAAATTATGCTCAAGAGTATGACAGATATACATCACCAACAAACGTTGGGTTGTATACTAGTAAGCCAAATGGTGCTCAGTTAGATGAGTTCTTCAATACTGTTGTTACACCAAACTATCAAATTGGTCAACAGTTAGCCGATAAAATTGCCGAACTATTAACAACAAATACTGAACCTAATACAAACATTACAATTGTAATTAGCTCAAGTTGTTCTGCACCAGCGACTGAATCATATAATAAAGAACTTTCTGCAAGAAGAATTGCATCTGTTATTAAATTCTTTACCGAATATCCAGCAACTAATAAATTTGTTAAATCAAATAGATTAATATTGAAAAGTGGTGAAGGGTTTGGTGAGAATACAACATCACAACCAAAAAAATCTAAAAAAACACAAGGTCCGTTTTCAATAGATGAAATGGATGTTGGTAATACGGTTAACTGTACAGATAATGATAATAACACTGTTGGTGGTGATACTCAAGCGGGTTCTAAAGATGTGTTCACAACAAGTGCGATGGCTTGTAGAAGGGCATTTATATCAAGTATAACGACTAACATAACAGAACCAACACCTGTTTTACCACCAAAGAAAACAACTGTGGTGACAGGTAATGTTGTAACTACAACTGAAACTCAAACAACGGTAGAAACAACTGTAATACCGAGAGATAATATAACCAAAAGAGTGTTAAGAGCCTTATTATCTGAGTGTGATTATTTTGAGGTAATTAAAGAGGAAACCCCTATGGTTTATGATAACCTTAAGGACAAATTAAAATTCTTCCAACCAGCATTTCACTCAATGACACCTGAAGGATTAAACACAAGACTTACTTTCTTACAACAATGTATGAGACCTGGTGATACAATACCTGTGGTTAAATCTATTGGAGGTAAAGATGTGTTAGAATATAATAATGCAACCAACACGGCATTTGGGGCACCACCAGTTCTTATTTTAAGAGTTGGGGACTTTTACAATACCAAGATAATACCAACAAGTTTGAGTATTGCTTATGAAGGACTTGATATGAATCCTGAGGGTATTGGAGTTCAACCTATGATTGCTAAGGTTACTTTAGCATTTAACTTTGTTGGTGGTAGTGGATTAAAAGAATCTGTTGATAGATTACAGAACGCTCTTACATTCAACTACTACGCAAATACTGAGATTTATGATGATAGGGCAGATGTTACTGATACAAGTTATCTTGTGTTGGATAAGGAGTTCTTACAATTTGCGGCGTTATCTGGGGTTGCACCTCCAACAATTAATAGTGCTCAACCAAACAATGGATTATCAAATGAAAATACCATTGGAACAATATTAACTAATAGTATTAGTTCTACAGGACAAACAGGTACCATTAGTTATGAATCATTTATGGATAAATTCTCGGAAGAAACTCAAAATTATTTTACAAATGTTGTAAATAAAAGTGAAGAGACCGTTAATCAATATAATAATGCTTTACGTCAACAATGGATGTTAGAAAGAAATTATACAAATGGTGCGTTCTTAGTTGATAAAAATGAACCTGTAAATCTTTTTGGAAAACCTAATAATACAGAGGCGAGAGTTAATGTAATTGTTGATGAGTTAATTAAAGACATTAAAAATGGTGACGAAGGATTTTTACAATTAATTAGTAGTAAAGATTTTTCAAATAAAGTAATGAGACAACTTAAAGAAAATTATACAAATGTTGTTAAAACCAAAGGAAGTACTTATTTAAATGCAGTTACTACAATTACTCAAAGTATGACAAATGTACAACAAGTTTATATTTCTTATGTTGCAAGAGCAAATACTGTTATGTATTACCCATCAGCGTATCCTGGTCCTTCAGGTACCGATGGTAAACAAGATAAGTTAGGAAATGTGATAAGTTATACGACATTACCAACAACTACGGTAGACCCAAGTTCAACTGGAGCATCAGATACTTTGATTGAAATGGCGAATGATATTTTAAAAATTAAACATGGAATTGTTGAATTTAATGGTTTAACCACCGATGAAACCAAATTCACTTTTAATGGTAAAGAATATTCGGGTAAATTAATTTTCCCACCGACTGAGACAAAATTACCTGACGACCAAAAAGTGTTTGTGCCGTTTAATAGTGATGATTTTATTAATGTGTCTTTTAGAAGGGTGTATATGATTTTATCTGATGATGTTATTGATGATAAAAAATATGAAACCTTTAAAAATGCGATGATTGGTAATATAATTAATAATCAGGGTCTTATTGGTAATGGGGAAAGTGGAACTGTATTATCTGAAGACTTTGATAAGTATTGGAAAGGAACCGCCAAACCAAAATTTGAAAACGAAAACAATACTACTAAAGAGTTTATCAATTATATGAAAACACAAAAGTTACAAAACTTCTTGAAATTCACTCCTTACACTCTTAAGAAAAAAAGACTATTTGATTATACAACTGAAAACGCAAACACATCAGGTCAAATAGCATTGATTAAAGGTTTAGGTGATACTGAAAATCAAAACACAAATAAAGCAACATGGGACGATGAAATATCAAGTGAAGTATTCATCTCAAAGGCAAAGTTTAACTAATGGCATATCAATATTGGAATAGATATAGTAATTTTCTGATTAATGGTGAACAGACCGTTGTCCCTTTTGTGCAATTACCTCAAAAACCTACAGATAAGTCTTACATATATAAAGTGGCTCGTAGTCGATTGGATGTGGTGTCTCAAGAATATTACAACTCACCATATTTTGGTTGGTTGATATTACAAGCAAATCCACAATTTGGTGGATTAGAAAATAACATATTCGATGGGGCGGTATTGATTATTCCTTATCCGCTACTACCTTCATTACAGGACTATAAAGCGGCGTTAGATAATTATTTCTATTATTATGGCAGGTAACAAACCAGGAGACAACAGTGGAAACGTATTAGTAGAATTTGATTACAATAACATTATTGTTGTTGACCCAAATAAAACTATTGATGCGTTTGGTAATATTCGTGAAAGATTGGTTGACCATGAAAATTTGGTTATGTTTGCCAACCTTGAAGCGGAGGTATTGCCAAGAACTAAGTTAGCCGTTGGTGGAAGTCCTGAAGATAGAGCTCGAGTTATATCGGTTGCTAAAATTAATTTTTTAAGACCAACAGAAGGTACATCACTGACTTCAGGATATTATGATGAAATTACTGGTAAAGGTTCTAGAAATGGTTTGGGTACCAATCAAACAAGAATAGAAACCATTGCACCAAATGATGGTACAAAACCATATGATAGAGTTACAGTAAACAACCCTGGTAATACATCAACAGATAATGGTTTGTTGGGTATCACATCTATTAATGTTAGAACAAGTAGTTCATTTATTCCACAAGTAACAATTCTTCTTGAAGATATTCAAGGTAAAGCTCTTTTTGAGCTTGGTGATAATTCACCATATGCCGCATTTTTTAATTTACCTTACCCTCCATTTTATTTAACACTTAAAGGGTTTTATGGACAGGCGATTAAATACCAATTAAATTTAAAAACATTTCACGCAACATTTAATACGTTTAGTGGAAATTACCAAGTTCAATTAGAATTTGTTGGATATAAGTTTAACATTCTTAATGAAATATCAATGGGTCATTTGTTGGCAACACCACACATGTATAGTACAAGATTTGACATTTCTAAATCACCAACATCAGATGAAGGTGGTAATAAGAACATTGAAACCCAAACAAAACAAAGTGCGTCAATTGCGGGTCAAGCAAGTAATAGTCAAAATGATGTGGTAACTCAAATTGTTAGTGAAAAGGGTTATCAGAAAGTAATTGAAGTTTATAGTGAATATAAAGCAAAAGGATTACTTGACCCTGATTTTCCTGAAATGACATTTGCTCAATTCATGAATTCATTGGAAAATTTTGAAAAGACTATTATTGATTCATATACTAAAGTTGATGTGGAACCATTAACTAATATTAGGGCGTATAAAGAAACCTTAAAAAAATATTATAATGATGTGTATGGTTCTGATACGTCTTGGTATAATACATATCTAAATCTAAGACCAATCGTTTTAAAGAATGGTACATATGTTTATGCCCTTAAAGATGAAATACTTACAGACCCAACAAGACAACAAATAGCTAGAACATTCCTAAGTGGACTTATTTCGGAAGGTAATAGACTATTAGCCGAAAATCCAACACTTGGAATTAAAGGTGCGTCACCTATTAAAAATAGTATCACATACGACACTATGTTAATTAATGTTAATATTGATGATATTGATTTAACTAAGACAACAATTCAACGTACAGGGATACTAGCACCAACTACCGAGGATACTAAGTTGACCAAGGATTATTTAGACAATTTGTATAAACCAATTGCGGAAGTAAGTGTAAATTCTGGTACGCTTAATTTAGTTAAAACTCCGTTTTTTATTTTTAAATCGAATACGGTTACAAGTCAAGTTGAACCACGATTTGAAAATTTGATTTACCAACTTGAAGCTGAGGCTAATAGAAAGTTAACAGACTATGAAACAAAACTAACTGCGGATTTCTCAAGAAAAATTGAAGATACTAAAATTGGTATTGGTTTTAGACCAACAGTAAGAAATGTTTGTGCAGTTGTTATGGCGTCTGCTGAAGCATTTATTCGTTTAATGGATGAGGTTCATACAAATGCTTGGAATGTAAAGTATGACCCAATTAGACAGTTATCTATTTTAGATAATCCATCATCAGCACCTGGTACCGATACTCAAGAAAAACTTGGAAAGTCTCAAGAAGCTGCAAATCAAAATCAAGGACTTTCGACAAGTCAAATTCCAGTATATCCTTGGCCACAATTTTTTGTTGAAACACCTGATGATAAAAAGGGACGTTTTCAATTACGTTACATTGCTGACCCTTCAGTTGTTGATATAACTAAAGGTTATTTATATGACAAATGGCCCGAAGTTGAGTTTGTTGAAGAATACATGAGAGGTATAACTCAAAGATTTAATCCTCCAATTGCTCAAGTACCAACAGATAGTCAAGCAACAACAAACATTACTAATATCAATGCAATTGAATATCCGTCAAACGGTATTGCATACGCCAATAAAGAAGAGGTTAAGTTTTTCTATGAGATTTGGGAACGACAATTTCTAACATCAAATTATTCTGGATATATCCGAGCCAATGCAAATCAGTTAAGTCAATTAACCGAATTGATATTAGGTTCTGAAACAAGTAATATTGTGACAAGTTTAGGTGTTAGTTCGCCCTTCTTAACCTTAAAACTTAAGAATTATAATATTACTGCGGAAAATTACCAACAGACTTTATCTAATTTTTCTAACCAAGGTACAGGTAGGGCTTACCAAGAATTCATACGAGATTTCTACGTAACACCTTATATTAGAAATTTAACTGAGAACTCGTTTAATATTCTTACAACAAATGATTTAGGTAAAGAACCTCAAAATCCTGCAAAATATGAAGCGTTAGAACAATTGGTTAAAAATGCGTCAAATGACCCACTAATTATTGATACATATCCATTTACAAATCCTACTTGGGTTTCTAATAATATGGCTCAAAGTAGTACTAACGCAAATACTTCGGTTTATAATACAACACAAGTATTAAAAGTCTTCAAAGAAAGAAACGTAATTTCAAATTTTGATAGTGTATATAACTATACTACAAATAGACCTGTAACCAATTTTTCTTATTTAACTGTTACAGACCCAACACAGGAAATAATTTCAACTAATTTAACCGTATTTTTAGATACAAGAAAAAATCCTGACAATTTTATACCAACTGAGGGATATGTTTATCATACAAGACAGATAAATAATATTACGACCGAAACAACAACAACTATGTTGAATACACCATACATGGTGAATGCAATTCAAAATGGTGTGTTAAATTGGAGAAAGAAAGATAAGTACCCATATGTTCAAGCCGCTTATTTATTTATTAATTCCTTACCATTAGCGTCTTTAAAAGAAAAATATAAAACACTTGGTGCGTCAAACGACTTAGATTATATTGCGTCTTGTTTTAAAAAGTTTGGTGCAATTCACAAAATGCCATATGCTTGGGTTTTAAAGATGGGTTCTATTTGGTATAGATACAAAACATTTAAAACAACTGGTATAGATTTCTTAGATAGTGCGTGGACTAATTTCGATTATAAAGGTAACTTTGACCCAATTACTAGTTCTGATACAAAAACATATAAGTTTGAGTTTGATGGTGTTAAAGAAATTACACTACAAAATACAACATCAATTAATACTCCAAAAATACAAACAGGATTTTATCCTAAAGTGATTAATGACTTTAATGTATTTTATAATGGTTATGATTTATATAAAGATTATACTGACGCTGAGATTCAAACAAGTATTGGTGGAGGTATGAAAATATATAATTTCAAAGAATCAAATATTAACCCAAGTGGTTCTGTTGTTGACCTTATTAGTGGATTTCCAAAAATATCTACTATTGAGACTTGGTCTGTCGTTTTACCTGACACCGTAATGGATTTGGATAATTTGGCAAGTAATTGTAGACCAAATCGAAATACAACTAGTAATAAATATTTTATTGTCCCTTCATTTGGTTCTCCAATCAACCAAGTAAATGTTGAGTTATTACAGAATAATGTTCAGATTGTTCCGTTCTTAAATAACCCTTCAATCTATAATGGTTCTGTTAGAATGTTATGGTCGGCACCAAATTATGGTTATTTTAATAACACACAAATTGTAAAACCAAATCCTGAAAAATATGTTAACAAAATTTTAACAGGTAATGAAAAACAATCATCATTTAAATTATTAATTACTGATGAATATTCTAACATTGAAGAAATATTCTCAGTGTTTGATAAAAGTATTTTAGATAAGTTTGAACAGGAGTTTTTGAATTTCTCTAAACCAATTGCGGATATTGATTTGGGTCCTCAAGTTGTTGTACCTATTGGTGAATCACCAGTTGACAATACCGCATTATACAGAAACTTCCAATATTTGTTTAGAAATTTAATGACCGTAAACTCTAGTACGGAAACATCAACTTCAGAATATTTTAACACACTTGGTAATACACAATTAGCGTCATTCTCAAATACAATTAAATCGTTTTTAGAATATGATGTAATGTTAAAATATGGGAACCCAGCCAATTACAAAAGAAGAGTTGTTGATTCGTTCATCGCTTCCAACAACGGACCAAATGTCGTGACAGACCCAATTAATTTTGGTACGTATATTGATAACACATTACCTTCAGATTTTGGTGGTATAACCTTGGCACAATCTAAGGCTCAATATCCTGCTCAGTGGTTAGCGTTAGAAACAGAAATCGGATTCTCAACAATTCAAAACTTAACATACACCAATCAAGGTTCTTATATTACGGATTTCTTTATTGATAATAATATTGATTTTACCGTTGATAATATTGTTTTATGTTCACAATTAATTAAACAATATGCGACACAAAAACTTCTTACACCAACATTAACAAGTGTTGAATTCAAATCAAGATTACAACTTTATTTAGATGGTACGACTGCAATACAAAATTTATTTTTAAATCAAATTTTAACAGGAGTTAGACTTGCATTACCTAATCAACAAGAATTACCTGAGAAAAAAATACAAAGTGTTATAGATGGACAACAATCTAAAGTTGAAAACTATGAAGTGTTTAAAGCCCTTAATGATAAGTGGATTGCTGGTGGAGACTTTTCAAATAAAACATTATTTGAAGATTTCTTATTTTTAGATAGAGCGTCAAGAAATATTGGAGACACTTTATTAGTTGATATATTCTCACTGAAAGATACACTGTTAGGTACTAAAACTTTTGAAGAATCATCATTCAATATGGAAATGAGTGTCTTCACATTCTTAAGTGGAATCTTAATTAAAAATAAGTTTAATGTAATGCCATTACCAGCTTACGTTAATTTTTATAATGTACAAGATGCTGATGGGACAACTCTTTCACAAAGTGCGGAAGGTTCTTTAGAGTTTGCTGACAACATGTGGGGGACATTCTTGGATGTTGACTATAGGAAATCAAGTCCAAAAGTAGTTTGTTTCTATGCAGGATTACCATCCGCTCAGTTAGATTTACCAAAGGGTAATTCAAGATTTAGGGATGATTCGTTTGAGTTACGACGAGCTTCTGAAAACCCATTAATTGAAAATCAGATTGGTAAACAAGATTGGGCTCTTTCAAATAAGTGTGTTGGTTTTAATGTTGATATTGGAACAAGAAATCAAAATATTTTCTATTCGTTTGATGTTTCTATGGATAGTGGTAAAGCAACTTCAGAATCGATACAAACTCAAATTAATATGGTTGACCAAGCAAATGGTAAAAATGTTGCAACACAAAACGTAGGGTTATATAACCTATACAAAAAAAGAAGTTATCAATGTCAAGTTGTTTGTTTGGGTAATGCCTTATTACAACCAACGATGTACTTTAATTTAAGACACGTCCCAATGTTTAATGGGCCTTACTTAATAACTGAGGTTAATCACACAATTCAACCAGGTCAATTCCAAACAAACTTTACGGGAATTAGACAAGGTATTTACGATTTACCATCTATTGATAATTTATTACAAAGTTTAAATCAAAATTTATTAACTCAGATTGAGAGTGCTATATTAAAGAAAAAAGAAAATATACCTGTTAAACCTGAAACTAATATTAATAAAACCGCTCAATTACAACAAGCTGGAGATAATGCAGCAGCGGCATCAAATAGTTGTACATTATCTTTAGACACTAACTACGTTACTTGGGGTGATTTTGTTGAATCCGCAACAACTGGATTAACAGAAAAACAATTAGCCGATGCGATTATTGCAAAAACTAACGATGTCAACTTGCAAATCATTATTTATTTAATGTGTTATATTAAAACGTTTAATACCGATAAGTTCTATGGTTATAATAATAACTTTGTAAATGCTGAATTAAGTGTGTATTGGGGTACGGTTGGGAGAAATTATTTTATACAAAAACAGGCGTCGTGTGTTTCTATCTCAAATGCAAATGGGTCATATGATAACACAAAATCGTCCACACCAATCGCTAACTTTGCTAACCTTGACACATTCCTTGATTTTATGATTGCAAGATTGGGACCAAATGTTAACCGTATTTTATTTGGTGAAAATGGAAACGCACCATTAGGTGTACCAAAATATTACGCTTGTTATTGGACACCAGCAACAAGTGAGAATCCTAACATATCACCAAAGTATTTTGATGAAAATCAAGATGAATTTAAAACATTAAAAGAAACCGTTATAAAAGGATTAAAATCCGCTAACAAGGCTCAATTAAGTGGTGATGCGAATTCTGATGTTAAAGCTGCTAATAAAGCTCAAGAACAACAAATTGCCAATGTAGGTGCAGGTGCAACCAATAATTTGAATACAACAACACTTCCACCGCCAATATGTTTACCACCATCAATCACTTCGTTCACTCCGTCAATTGGTGTTAAGGGTACAATAGTTAACATTATTGGTAATGACTTAGGTTCAGTAACTGGCATTACAATAAACGGTATTACAGTAATTACAGGAATTACTATTAATAGTGAAACTAATGTCGTTGTTATTGTTCCGTTTAGTAATACAACAGTACCTCAAAACAATGTAATAACTGTTAAGAGTGTATATGGTGATGGTTCAAGTACAACAACGTTTACATATAATCCATTACAAACATCTGCGGCACCACCAACAGTAGCGCCAAATGTATTACCAAATAGTAATACACAACCACAACAAACAGGACCTGTAACTATGACAGGTATTACTGAGGTTAATACTATCTATACTCCTGGTTATACTAAGATTGGAATTAATACACCATTAATCAATGATTGGGAAATATTAAGTGACCCATTATCACCATACTTAAGTTATGAAGTGGTTCAAACAACTGTTTCATCAAACAATACGACAGTTCAAACTGTTATTAGTCAAGGAGTTGTTAATTTAATGGATGCATATACTAATAGTACATTCACTGAATTTTATATTGAAGATGGTGGGGTTATTTATGAAATTAATAATAATGGAGGAACAATACCAACAGATTGTGTAATTAATTACAAAATTAAAATATTAGCAAACACTATAACACCAACGACTCCTCCAACTCAGTCAGTCACTCAATGGTTCTCCAATGTAATCATCATACCATAAATTTAACAAATAACGATATATTTATATAGAAACATAATTATGGATATTAAATCAGCATTAGACAACTACCTTGGTAAATCTACAAGATTTTCTCAAGAAGATAACGGTGACGGAACTAAACAAGTTTGTGACTTAGATACAGGAGATTGTTATACTGTAAGAGAAAGAGATGGTCTTATTGAAAGAGCTGGACACCAAACAACCGCCAACAGAAAAGTTAGAGTTGAAACATCTAAAGGTATAAAACAATTATTAAACGGCTAATACAATGAGTATAGACAGAAAAATATTAAGTGAAATCGAAAGATATAGAAGTATAAATAAATATATCTTGGAGCAAGCGGCTGAACCAGCACCTGATGATTTAGCGGCGTTGGCACCCGATGCGGGAGCGGCACCTCCACCACCACCTGCTGATGCGGGAGCGGTTCCTCCACCACCTCCAGGTGGCGAAGCACCAGCACCTGAAGCAGGAGCAGCAGAACCTATTGACGTTGAGAGCGACCCTGATGTTGAAAAAATTGACGATGAGGGAGATTCAATGGAAAAAGGTGCAGATGAAGGTGTTGATAGTGAAGAACTTGATATTACTGAATTGGTTACCGCTCAAAAAGATACTCAATCAAAACAAGATGAATACTTTGAAAACTTGTTTGGACAATTAGGTAAATTGGAATCAAGATTAGGTGAGATGGATGCAATCATGAACAAGTTAAATGCTCTTGAAAACAAAATTGAGAAATACAGAGAAAAAACTCCACAAGAAAAATTGGAGTTAAGAAGCTATGATTCATACCCATTCAATCAAAAATTATCACAATTTTTCGATGATAAATCGGAAGAGATGGAAAAGACAGGAAAAAATGATTATGTTTTAACACCTGATGACGTGACTGACATCAATGTTAATGATATTAAGAATTCTTTCCAAAACAAATCAAATGGATTTGAGGACGAGTTCAAATACAAATAACAAACACAACAATAAAATGTAAGGTCACTCAAAAGGTGACCTTTTTTTATTTGACAAAGTGGTAAAACTAGACTATATTTGTAGAACAAATTAAACTTAAATATATAAAAAACATGATGAGTTCATTAGACGCCGTATTGGCACAGTACGAAAAAGCACAACAAGGGGGCGGGGCCCAAAGTAAAATGTCACAAGACGAAAGAATGAAAAAGTATTTCGCTTGTATTCTTTCCGACAAGGAAAAATCAGGACAACGTAGAGTACGTATCCTACCAACACCAGATGGTTCTTCACCATTCAAAGAAGCATGGTACCACGAAATTCAAGTTGGTGGTCAGTGGAACAAATTCTATGACCCAGGAAAAAATGACAACGAGCGTTCACCTTTGAATGAGGTTTACGAGGAGTTGATGTCTACGGGTAAAGAGTCAGACAAAGAATTGGCAAAACAATACAAATCTCGTAAATTCTACATCGTTAAGGTTATTGACCGTGACCACGAAGAAGATGGTGTTAAATTTTGGAGATTTAAACACAACTATAAGAATGACGGTATCTTGGATAAAATCATTCCAATTTGGAGAAACAAAGGTGATATCACTGACCCTGAAAAAGGACGTGACCTTGTTATCGAATTGACAAAATCTAAAACACCAGCAGGTAAAGAATACACAAGTATTTCTACAATCATGTACGATGACCCAGCTCCTGTTCATGAAGACAAAGCTCAAGGTGATGCTTGGATTAATGACGAAATGACTTGGATGGACGTATATTCCAAAAAACCTGTTGACTATCTTGAAGCAATTGCTCGTGGAGAAACTCCAAAATGGGATAGTGAAAAAGGTGGTTATGTATACTTGAACGATACAGAATCTACAACATCAATCGGTGGTGGTAAATCTGCACCAATCGTTGACCCACAGGCTAACGACGAGGTTGACTCTGAACTACCATTCTAATTAAACTGAGCTTGGACATTTACTTAGACGTAGTGTCCAAGCTCTTTTCTTTTATAAAAAAAACACATGGAAAATAGAATAGGAAAAAGAATGTTTGAATCTCTTGTATTGAAATACGAGAGTGAAGTTGCTGAAGCTGAGGCAACATTAATGGTTTATATGGAGAACGCGGTAGGAATTGGGGAACACCCTCAACACTTGGAAGAAATGGATAATTTTGTTGAAAAACTTGCAAACGCTTCGGATAAACTTGTAACCCTAAAAGAATTTTATTCAAGACATTATGGCAATTAAAAAGAACGATTTTAGTGCGGTAAAGAAAAAATTCTCTACTTCGGCTAAATACAAACCACAAAGATTTTTTGATTTAGGTCCTGACTTCTTGGACGCTGTTGGACTACCAGGTCCTGCGATTGGGCACTTAAATATGTTCTTGGGTCACTCTGACACAGGTAAAACAACTGCGTTGGTTAAAGCTGCCGTTGATGCTCAAAAGAAAGGTATTCTACCTGTATTCATTATTACAGAACAGAAATGGTCTTTTGAACACGCAAAACTTATGGGTTTTGAATGTGATGAGGTTGTTGATACTGAAACAGGTGAAATTGATTGGGATGGTTTTTACATCTTTAACAATGATTTTGATTACATTGAACAAATTACTGACTACATTAATAGTTTGTTAGATGCACAAGAAAAAGGTGAATTGGATTACAGTTTATTATTCTTGTGGGATTCAGTTGGTTCAGTTCCTTGTAAGATGACATTTGATGGTAAAGGTGGTAAACAACACAATGCATCTGTATTAGCAGATAAGATAGGTATGGGTATCAACCAACGTATTTCAGGTTCACGTAAATCTGATTCAAAATACGAAAACACATTAGTTATTGTTAATCAACCTTGGGTTGAATTACCTGACAATCCATTTGGTCAACCAAAAATTAAAGCTAAAGGTGGTGAGGCTATTTGGTTAAACTCATCTTTGGTGTTCTTATTTGGTAATCAAAAAGGTGCGGGAACAAACAAGATTACCGCAACAAAAGACAAAAGAAGTGTTAAGTTTGCAATCAGAACAAAAGTATCTGTAATGAAAAACCACATCAATGGTTTGGGTTATGAGGACGGAAAGATTATTGTGACACCACACGGATTCTTGGCGGGTAAAGAAGCGTCTGAAGAGAAAGCTTCGATTGAAAACTACAAGAAAGAATATGCAGAATATTGGAAAGATATTCTTGGAGTTAATTCAATTGATTTTGAATTAAAAGAAGAAAAAGAGGATTAATATATTGTTTCACCCTTTAAATCACAAATGTGATTAAGACACTATTAGTAGACGGTAATAACTTATTTAAAATAGGATTCCACGGAGCCAAAGATGTTTTTAACAACGGAGACCACGTGGGCGGAGTATTTCACTTTGTGAATATACTCCGTAAATTCCTTGAAGAACACAACCATGATAAGGTTGTTGTATTTTGGGATGGTGAATCAAATTCATCTATCAGAAAATCTATATACCCCCAGTATAAAGAGAACAGACGAGAGAGTATGAATGAATATAAATACGAATCGTATTTGTATCAAAGAGCTCGTGTTAAACAATATCTCGAAGAAATTTTTGTAAGGCAACTTGAAGTTGAAGATAATGAAGCTGATGACCTCATCGCACATTATTGTAGAATATCTAAAGACGAAAAGATTATCATTTTTTCTGCGGATAAGGACCTTACACAACTTATCTCCGAGAACGTGACCATCTACTCGCCAATCACAAAACAATACTTTAAAAACGGAGATATGATTTCCATCAACAAGGTGGACATACCTCACTATAATGTATTGGTAACTAAAGTATTTACAGGAGACAAGTCCGATAACATTGATGGTATTCAAGGACTTGGAGAAAAAACTTTGGTTAAGTTATTCCCACAATTGCAGGAAAAACCATGCACTATCGAAGAAATCTTGGATTATGCACGAAATCTCCCGCAAGAGAAACCTTCCAAAACATTGACAAATCTTTTGACTGGTAAAACTAAATCAACTATATTTGGAGAAGAGTTTTATACAACCAACAAAAAGATAGTCGACCTTACAAACCCTTTAATCACTGCCGATGGAAAAGAATTAGTTGAACAAATTTTAACCGACACTATAGACCCTACAGATAGGGGATATAAAAACTTAATGAGAATGATGATGGAAGATGGTCTCTTTAAGTATCTACCCAAGAACGATGAAGCTTGGGTTAACTTCCTCACACCATTTATGAAACTAACAAGAAAAGAAAAAAGAAATACAAACAAAAATTAAATTATGAAAGAGCAAGACAGCACCAAAATGGAATTCTTATTGACGTTGAATGACAACATCGTGGTTCAAAGATTTTTCAATGTTCGTGGGTATAACCCAAAAGCAAAAAATTCTTTGGAGTTATACGACTTCATTAAACGACTTAAAGAAGAACTTGAGTACAACCTTAAGATGAAAACTGTTGTGTACATGATGGACAACAAAGACGCAATCGTAACTGACCCTTCAATCATGGACACATCGTTCACTGAAGGAAGTGAGCAATTCAACATTTATGTTAGAATTGGAGAACAGACAATTTGTCATAGATATTTTGACGGAAAATTGTTCCCACCAAAAGTTCGTTATACGGTTGATGTACGACCATTTCTTAAAGACGTTTTACGTGAATTAACTGACATTTTTTCAGGTCAAAAATTATCTTTTGATTATTTGGGCTTTGACTTAAAGTAAGGTATATTTAATAAAACAGACGAAAGAAAAAATACAATATGAACAAGAATTTTGACTACTTAGGGAATACATTCCAAATACAACTTTTAAACCAACTTATCGTGGACAAAGAATTTTCAACATCAATTATGGATGTAATTGAGAGTTCTTATTTTGATAACAAATACTTCAAGATTATCTTGCAAATGACCAAGGAGTACCACGCAAAATACCAATCTACCCCTAACTTCGATACTCTTGAGCAGATTGTAAAATCAGAAATTTCACAAGAATTAGTTGCAAAAATTGTCCTTGACACTATCAAACAAGTAAAAGACGCTCCATTTGAAGGAACAATGTTCGTTCAAGAAAAAGCGTTGAAGTTCTGTAAACAACAAGAATTACAGAAGGCGATGGACAAAGCCCAAAAAATCATTACCGAAGGTGACTTTGAATCTTATGACAAAGTTGAAGGTTTGGTACGTGAAGCTCTTCAGGTTGGGGAAAGAGATACAGGAACAACTGATATCTTCTCTAACCTTGACACCGTACTTGATGAAGATTTCCGTCACCCAATTGCGATTGGAATACCAGGTATTGACAGATTACTTAAAGGTGGTTTGGCAAAAGGAGAAATTGGTGTTATCTTAGCACCCACAGGTGTTGGTAAGACAACCATCCTAACAAAGATTGCGAACAATGCGTTTAATCTTGGATACAATGTTCTTCAAATCTTTTTTGAGGACAACCCAAAGATTGTACAACGTAAACACTTCACACTTTGGACGGGTATCGAACCAGACAACTTGGTAAAACACAAAGAGGAAGTAATGGCTAAAATCACGGACATCAAAGAAACGATGAAGAACGAGTTAATCTTGAAAAAACTCCCTTCAGATTCAATGACTATGAATCAAATCAAAAACCAAATCAGAAAGATGATTGCTGATGGTACTAAGATTGATTTGGTTCTTTTGGACTACATTGATTGTGTCGTTCCTGAAAGTTCAAGTAAAGATGAATGGAAAGCTGAAGGTTCCGTAATGAGAGGTTTTGAGGCAATGTGTCACGAACTATCATTAGTAGGATGGACAGCAACACAGGGTAACAGAAGCTCTATATCTTCTGAGGTTGTTACCACCGACCAGATGGGTGGTTCTATTAAGAAAGCACAAGTTGGACACGTTATCATTTCCGTGGCTAAAACTTTACAACAAAAAGAAATGAACTTAGCAACTATTGCGATTACCAAATCACGTATTGGTAAAGATGGGGTAGTGTTCGAGAACTGTAAGTTCAACAACGAACTACTTGAAATCGATACAGAGTCATCTGTAACATTCTTAGGTTTTGAAGAACAACAAGAGGAAAGAAAAAGAGATAGAGTTAAAGAACTGTTGGAAAAGAGAAAACAAAGAGAAGAACAAAAACAATCTTAAAACACACAAAAAACAATTATGGAAAAAATATTAATAGAGAACCCTAATAGGTTTGTTATCTTCCCAATCCAACACAATGACATTTGGGAGTACTACAAAATGCACCAAGCGGCATTGTGGACGGCTGAAGAAGTAGATTTAACTAATGACATCAGAGATTGGAATAATCTATCTGAGAACGAACAATATTTTGTTAAAAACATTTTATCGTTCTTCGCGGCTTCTGATGGTATCGTTAATGAAAACTTGGCTGAAAACTTTTATCGTGAGGTACAATACCCTGAAGCAAAATTCTTCTATGGGTTCCAACTTATGATGGAGAACATCCATAGCTTGATGTACTCACTTCTTATTGACACTTATATCTCAAATGAGGAAGAAAAGAATTTATGTTTCACCGCATTGGACAACCTACCTGCAGTTCAAAAGAAGGCTAAATGGGCTTTGGATTGGATTGAAAAATCATCTTTCCAAGAAAGATTGGTGGCATTTGCTGCGGTTGAAGGTATCTTCTTCTCAGGTTCATTCTGTTCAATCTTCTGGTTGAAATCAAGAGGTATCATGCAAGGTTTATGTAACGCTAATTCTTTAATCTTTAAAGATGAAAACTTACATTGTGACTTCGCAATCCACTTGTTAAACAACCACATTGAAAACAAACCAAGTGAGAAAAGAATCCGTGAGATTTTATTATCCGCATTAGAGATTGAAAAAGAATTCATTACTGAATCCTTACCAGTATCGTTAATCGGTATGAACTCAAACTTAATGAAACAATATCTTGAGTTTGTTGTTGATGGTTTATTGGTTAAGTTGGGATGTAAAAAAGAATTCAATGTTGAACAACCATTTAAATTCATGGAACAAATTGCTGTTGAGACAAAAGGAAATTTCTTTGAGTCAAGAACGGTAGAATATCAAAAAGCAAAATTAAATGAGACAATCTCCTTCGAGGAAGATTTCTAATATTAAAATAATATGATGTCATTAAAAATTAAAAAAAGAAACGGTGAGGACGTATCATTCAATCCTCAAAAAATCTATAATCGAGTTAAACGTGCGGCGAAAGGATTGAACGTAAACTCTGATGAAATCTTCATCAAAGTTATTACATCAGTTCCAACTGAAGGGCTTATTACAACTAAAGAGTTAGATAAGTTAGTTTACGAAATTGCTGCGGCTTATACTGGTAGTCACCATGACTATTCAAGATTGGCTTCATCAGTTGCGATTTCTGCGTATCACAAAGAAACCAATGATAGTTTTTGTGAAACTATTATGGAGTTGTATTCGACTGGTGTAATCAATGACAAATTAATTGAAATCATGGACTCTTATGGTCATGACAAAATTGATGAGGTTATTAATCACGAGAATGATTATAACTTTGATTACTTCGCTTGGCGTTCTTTACAAGAAATGTACTTGTTAAAGACACCCCAAGGTAAAGTAGTTGAAAGACCACAACACATGTATATGAGAGTTGCTCTATGGGTAACAAACTCATTTGAAGAAGCGGTTGAATATTACAATTCATTGTCAAATCAACTTATTTCACCAGCAACACCAATCATTATTAATTCAGGAACCAAAGTCCCTCAATTAGCGTCTTGTGTATTACATTATAATAATTCTGATTCACGTAATGGTTTATTACAAACATTGAATGATATTTCAACTTATTCTTCAGACGCTGCAGGTATTGGTTTATCAATGTCTAACATCAGAAGTAAAGAAAGTCGTATCAATTCATCAGGTGGATTTGCGGGTGGATTGTTGAAGTATTTGAAAATAGTTAACGAGTCATTAAGATTCTTTAACCAACAAGGAAGACGACCTGGTAGTGCTGCTATCTACATCGAACCATGGCACAAAGATGTTATGGACTTGTTAGATATCAAAAAGAACACAGGTGCAGAAGAATTAAGAGCAAGAGATTTATTCACGGCTCTTTGGATTCCTGACAACTTCATGAGAGCGGTAAAGGAAAGTTCTGACTGGTATTTGTTCTGTCCTAACGATATTCTTAAAGCGGGTATTAAACCACTTCAAGAATGTTATGGTGATGAATACGAATCAAACTACAACAAAGCAGTTGAGTTAGGTCTTGGTAAAAAAGTTAAAGCACAAGATGTTTGGACTAAGATTGTTGAATCACAAGTTGAAACAGGTGTTCCTTACTTATGTTCTAAAGACAATGCTAACAAGAAAACAAACCACCAAAACATTGGGGTGATTAAACAATCAAACCTTTGTAATGAGATTTACCAATACACCGATGAAGAAACTACGGCAATCTGTACATTATCTTCGATGGTATTGAAAAACTTTATTGAGAAAGGTGAGTTTGATTTTAACTTACTTTATAGTGAAGTAAGAAAAGTTGTTAGAGCTCTTAACAAAGTTATTGATATTAACAGTTATTCAACTGAAAAAGGTAGAAAGGGTGGATTAGACCAAAGAGCAATTGCGATTGGTACTCAAGGTTTGGCTGACGTATTTTATTTGATGGATTACATTTTCACATCTGAAGAGGCTAAGAAATTAAATAAAACTATTTTTGAAACTATCTACTTTGCAGCAATCACTGAAAGTATGGAATTATGTAAAACAATGATACACAAACCATACGCTCACTTTAAAGGTTCACCAATGTCAAAAGGGGTATTTCAATTTGATATGTGGGGGTTAGATTATGAAGGATTAAGTGGTCTTTGGAATTGGGATTCTTTAAAAGAAGAAGTTAAAACTTACGGTGTTTGTAACTCATTATTCACGGCTCAGATGCCTGTAGCATCTTCAGCTAAGATTACAGGTTCATTTGAAATGACAGAACCAGCTCACTCAGCGTTATTTAACAGACGAGTTGTTGGTGGTGAGATTATGATTGTGAACAAGTATTTGATTAATGACTTTGAAAAGATTGGTATTTGGAGTGAGGATTTGAAAAATGAAATCATTTTAAATGAAGGTTCAGTTCAAAACATTAACTTCAATAATCACCTCGATACTGAGGATAAAAACTATACCAAGAAAGTTAAACGTATTGAACACTTGATTAGTAAGTACAAAACAATTTGGGAGATTTCACAAAGAGAATTGATTAACATGGCGGCGGACAGAGCACCATTCATCGACCAATCACAATCAATGAATATCTATATGGCTAACCCTACATTGTCTAAGATTACCTCATCACACTTCCATTCATGGGAAAAAGGTTTGAAGACGTTATGTTATTACGTTAGAACTAAAGCTATTTCAACAGGGGCTAAACACTTAGCGGTAGATGTTTCAAAAATATCACAACCTAAAGTTAAAGTTGAAACACCTAAAGTTGATTACGACTTAACTCAAAAACCTGAAGATAGTCCTTTTGAATGTTTTGGATGTAGTTCCTAATTTGAAAATCCCGACACAATCGGGATTTTTCATTTTTAATCTATTTAAAGAAAATTAGATAGCATTATATTTATTGTTATGGCAGATGGAATTACTTATGGTATAAATTTTCCCTTTAGGGATTCAAGACGAGGTGACTATTTAGAACTTACCGAATTAGAGTCTCAGGAAATTAAAGCTGACTTAATACATTTATTGTTAACTAGAAAGGGCTCAAGGTATTATTTACCTCAGTTTGGTACAAGACTGTATGAATTCCTTTTTGAACCATTTGATGGATTAACGTTTAATGCTATTGAATCTGACATCAGAGACGCAATTGAAACATTCATGCCAAACTTGTTGGTTAATAGTTTAAGTATAACTCCAGCAGATGCACAAGAGGAGGTTGATATTGCGACAGGACAAAATTTGTTAGGGACTAGCGAGTCATCAATTTACAGATTTCCTGGTAAAGGTACTTCTGAATATACTGCAAAAATAAGATTAGATTACTCAACCAACGGGTCAACATATGGACAGAGTGATTTTGTAATTATCAATATTTAATATAAATGGCAAATAATAGAATATCGTACGCTACCAGAGATTATCAGTCAATTAGAACTGAACTCTTAAATTATACAAAAACATATTATCCTGACTTAATACAGGATTTTAATGATGCATCGGTATTCTCAGTATTTATCGATTTAAACGCAGCAATTGCGGACAACTTACATTATAATATTGATAGAAGTATCCAAGAGACCGTATTACAATATGCTCAACAAAGGTCATCTATTTATAATATTGCCAGAACTTATGGTTTAAAATTACCAGGTCAAAGACCATCAGTTGCCTTAGTTGATTTCTCGGTTACAGTTCCAGCATTTGGGGATAAAGAAGATGAAAGATATCTTGGTACCTTATTAAGAGGTTCTCAAGTTGTTGGAGCAGGTGTGGTTTTTGAAAATGTTTACGATATTGATTTTGCTTCACCATACAATGCTCAGGGATTTCCAAACAGATTAAAAATTCCTAACTTCAACTCGAATAATATCTTAGTTAACTATACCATTACCAAACGAGAAATTGTTGTTAATGGTATTACTAAAGTTTTTAAAAGAGTTATAAGTGCCAACGATGTTAAACCATTCTTTGAATTATTCTTACCTGAAAAAAATGTATTGGGTATTACAAGTGTGTTATTAAAAAATGGTACACAATACACAAACATACCTACAACCGCAGAATTTTTAGGTGCTGAAAATAGATGGTATGAGGTAGACGCTTTAGCTGAAGATAGAGTCTTTATTGAGGACCCAACAAAAGTATCTGACCAACCTGGTATTAAAGTGGGTAGATACATTCAAACACAAAATAGATTCATTACCGAATATACCCCTGAAGGATTTAAAAAGATGACATTTGGTGGTGGTACAAACACTGCTCAAGACCAATTGAATCAGTTCACAACTTTAGGTACAACACTAGAACTTCAAAAATATTCAAACAACTTCTCATTAGGTTCTACTTTAACACCAAACTCTACTTTATTTATTCAGTATAGAGTGGGTGGTGGATTGGCAACAAACTTAGGTACAAACGTAATCAACCAAATTGGTACCGTTTCATTCTTTGTTAATGGTCCATCTGAAACAACAAACTCAGCGGTGGTTAACTCATTAAGATGTGTTAACGTAACTGCAGCGGTTGGTGGGGCGGGTATACCATCATTAGAGGAGATTAGAAACTATGTATCGTTTAACTTCGCGGCTCAAAAGAGAGCGGTTACGGTACAGGATTATGAATCAATTATTAGAAACATGCCAGCTCAGTTTGGGGCACCTGCAAAAGTATCTATTACAGAAAACGACAATAAGATTCTAATTCAAATATTATCTTATGATACATCAGGTAAATTGACAAATATTGTGTCAAATACTTTGAGACAAAATATTGCAAATTACTTATCAAACTATCGTATGATGAATGACTACATATCAATATTCAGTGCTGAAGTTATTGACCTGAGTGTTGATGTTTCGATTGTATTGGACTCTGCTCAAAACTCAGGACAGGTTATCTCAAGTGTTATTGATAAAGTGTCAGCATATTTCAACCCACAAACAAGACAATTAGGACAGAATGTATACCTATCAGAAATTAGAAGTATTATTCAAAATACAAATGGTGTATTGACGGTTGCTAGTTTGGACGTATTCAATGAAGTTGGAGGACAATATTCGTCAGCTGAAACATCTATGGAATACTCAGACCCAGCACTTAAAATGATTGCGCCTGTTGACGACACGATTTTTGCTCAACCATCGCAAGTTTATCAGATTAGATATCCTGGTAAAGATATTAGAGTTTCGGTTAAGAACTTCCAATCAATTACTTTCTCTTAACAAGTTTATTTATTTTTTCTTTAGATTATTATTTAATTGTGTGGGTTCACTTTAAAAATCCTGCATAAACTATTTATTAATTAAAGAAATTAATGGGTCAATCATATAGAATAAGGACTGAATTAGGTATAACCAAAACCATCAACGTACAATTAGACCAAGAGTTTGAACAATTAGAGATTTTATCTTTAAAACTACAACAAGAGGATGTCTATACAAGAAGTTGTGCTGACTATGGAGTTCTTGTTGGTAGAATAACTGCTAACAACGGATTCGGTTTACCTAACGCCAGAGTATCAATATTTATCCCAATTACAAATATCGATGAGTCCAACCCAATCATTTCAAGTATATACCCATACAAATCTCCAACAGACAAAAACGAGGATGGGTATAGATACAACTTACTACCTTACGAAAAGTCATATTCAACTCACGCAGCCACAGGAACATTACCATCAAGATTAGATGCGTTGACAGGTTCTACTGCGGTAGAAATATTTGATAAGTATTATAAGTTTACTGCCAAAACAAATGACAGTGGTGACTACATGATTATGGGTGTCCCACTTGGTTATCAAACTGTTGTCATGGATGTTGATTTATCTGACATAGGTGAGTTTTCATTGACACCACAAGATTTAATTAGAATGGGTTTAGCAACTGAGGCACAAGTCGCGGGTAGTAGATTTAGAACTTCAAACGATATTAATTCATTACCTCAAATTGTAAATTTGGTTAAAAATTTGGAGATATCTCCATTATGGGGAGACCCAACTGTTTGTGATATTGCAATTAACCGACTTGATTTTGATTTAAGAGATAATGCAAATATTGACATACAACCAACATCTGTTTTTATGGGGTCAATTTATTCTACTGCTGATGGTTTTAGAATTAGACAAAGTGCAAAACCAAAAGACGACATGGGTAATCTATGTTCTTTACAGGCGGGTCCTGGACAAATATTGGCAATTAGACAAACTATTCAACAAGGTAGTGACGGAAATCCAATATTAGAACAATATGAATTAGAACAAGCTGGAAATATAATTGACGGTGATGGGGTTTGGTTAACAGAATTACCAATGAATTTAGATTATTACATTACAAATGAATTTGGTGAAAATGTAATATCTAACGACCCAACAATAGGTATACCTACAAAGGCTAAATATAGATTTAAAATTAAATGGTCTCAACCTCCAACATTAACAGAACAAACAAGAAGACCATATTATTTAGTCCCTAATGTTAGAGAATATGGGTGGTCAAATGTTAATGCGGACCCAAATTATTCAACGTTAACATCTGTTAAAAAAAGATTGGCGGGTTCATATTATTTTGGTTTAGATTGGTCGGGTTATACAAATGTTGACGCTGCGGTATCTTGTGAGGACACTTTCTATGAATTCCAATATAATCGTGTTTATACAGTATCGGGATTAATTGACGAATTTAAAAACGGTGGTCGAGGTAGGTTTATTGGTATTAAAGAAATCGATAGTCAAGATTGTGATAGTACTATTAATAAATTCCCTGTTAATGAAGGGTTTAGAAATTTTGATTTATTATATTTTTTATTTTCAATCGTATTTCAAATAATTCAAGTAATTGGTGTACCATTATTATTTGTATATCATGTCGCTGCGGCAATTTTAAATAAGTTTGCTAATCCGTTATTAGTTGCTTTAAGTTTTTGGATTTCTAAAAATATCATTCAGTTAAGTTTAATGATTTTGGTTTATATTGCGATGCTTATTTTTACGGGAGGAACTAGTGCTGGTGGTATTGCATCAACTACAATACAACTTGGATTGTGGGTTTACCTGTTAAGTAAAGTTAAGGATATAAAGGAATTTATTGATAAGATTAAAATCCCATCTTTCAAAATACCGATGATTACATATCCTGATTGTCAAGCTTGTAATTGTGGAGATAACTATATCCCACCAAGTACTACTTCTGAATCATCTATTCCAGGTGCTGGGTTACTTAGTCAAGTATCCAATTCTGCATTATATACTAATGCGTTATCAGGACAATACAGTGCAAATTTAACTACAACAATTTCCGAGGCTATGGCTACATTTAGTAATGGAAGTATTGATAACCCATTAATATTTAAATGTGCTAAAAGTTCACTTGCAGGATTCGATTACTCAATTCAAAAACAAACTTTACCTATCGGTGAAAGAATAAATGTTTTTAATACCAGAAACAAATATTTTGAGGGTGTTAATAAAATTAAAGTCACTTTTGCTTCGGACAATAATTTAACTTATCATTACGATAATACATTAACTATTTTAGCCACATCAAGTCTTGATGCTGGTACTTTATTAACTTTTGTTGAGCCTACAACAAGTACTGATAAAAATTATTTATGGACAGGTAATACTGGTGGTAATGTTATTAGAGGTATTAATGGTACATTACAAACAAATCAATTTAATATTAATGTTAAATATGCTGACCCTAACAACACAAATAATGAATTAACTACAGTATATACTATACCGCAAAATACTTCAGTACAATGTGTTAATAGTGTTACTGTTAATGTGACCAATTTAGGTACAATAACTTATGGGGATTGTAATGGAAATAGTAATACTTACAATGCCACAACTACGGGTACTCAAACAATTATAAATGATAATTGTATTTCAATAGCGACTTTGGCTGGAACTGCAACATTTAACGTAACCAATAGTGGAGACACTTGTCAAAGATATTTATATCCTTCAGATATAGAATATTATCAAGTATTAACGGCAATTACAATAAGTACAACGACAATTAATGGTGTAACTGTACCTGTATTACCAAACTCTGCAAGTTCTGGTGGTTTTTATGAGGGAGTATTAAGACAAAATAGTATTATTGAAAATTACCAAAAACAAACTATAGGTTATCCGTCAAATGCTGCAACTTTAGAAAGTACCGTTAGTTTAAATCCTACAGATTATTTTGAAAATTTTACTGACCAAGTAATTTTAGTATTACAAAGAGGTGTTGACCCTTATTCTCCATTGTTGACTAATAAATATTCTATCGGAGCTTTGTTTGGAACTAACGAAAATGATGTTAATTGGACATTTACTGCATCAACAAGACTTAATGTACCAATACAAAAAATTCCAAATGGCTCACCAACTTCAATACAACAACACAATAATCAAGACAATATATATTTCCAATCTAATTTCTATACTCCTGGTATTATTGGTTCTACAACACCTGGTTTACAGTATTCTTCATATACTACTAGTAACGTCGGTTATTATGGAGCATTAGATGGAATATCAACAGGCAGAGCGGTAATAGTTCCTGGTGCGACATATACTTCATCTAGTGTTGTTAATCAAACACCAATTTATGGCACTGCTAAAGGAGTGTCAACTTTAACTACAAATGTCTATTACGATAGTGCGGTGTCAGTTAATGAGTATGATACTGCGGAAGATTTGTCTGGAGGTGCAATACTTAGAGGAAATCCTTTAACTCAATACCCTGCAAACACATCTACATTACCTAATACACAAGTCAGTTACGGACCATTTGGTACCCTCTATTTTAGTCCAATCCTTTACCCATCCTTGACAGGTACAAGTCAATTGAATATAACTAACTATTCTAAAAACATTATGAGGACTGATAGACTACCATCTTCAGATTATATTGATAGTGGTAATTTGAGAGGTAATGTTAGTTTGTTACAACAAAACCTTGGATTTGCTATTTACACAATTGAAACAACAACAATCGATGGAATAGTTGTTCAAGGATTTAGTACTGGTGCGTCAGTCGCAACTGCGGACATCGAAGGTCAAATCGCTAGTATTAACGTACTTCAAACACTAAGTGTATGTGAAAATATGGTTGGACTTAATTGTTACACTGGTAATAGTGTTAATTTTGGAGTTAAGGCTGGATGTAATAATGCTGATTCAGTTCAAAACGGATGTTATGTTTTTGTAGTTAATCCATGGGACGATTTGCAAAAAGATATCAATGCTTGGGCGGAATGGGGTTATAGATTTAGATTTTTTTATGGGTTATGTAGAGGAGTTTTGGCTCAAACGTTTACTAATAATTGGGTTAACGGGTCTTTATATATGTTCCCAATACAAGTGGATACTTATTTTGATAATCAAAATAAACCATTACCCCCAAAATTTGCAAAACAATTAGTTTATTTTGATGAAAGTACGAATAATTTCTATTATAGAAGTTCGCCATATTATTCGGGTAGTACTACATCACAAAGGTTTATTGGACGACCAACCGTTGGATTACAAGAACCAGTAAATGATAGGAATTTATTATTTCCGACTACAATTATAAATTTAGGTGTTAAAAGTGACATATATAAAGAAATTATTTATGACGCTTCAGCCAAAGGTTATATAATGGATAGTTTAAATCCATCTAGTTATTCGGATACCTCGGATTTGGTAAATCTTTTTGTGATTAGTAGAATTACGGATGAAGGTTGGTTACAGCAACTTATATCTCCAAATGTTGGCGACAATGGATTAAATCAATTATTTAGTCGACCTGATTATAGAATCGACGGTGATTTGGCACAAAGTATGTCAATAAATTCTGAATATGGTGTTATACCATTTTCACCTGAATTTTATCCTGTGTATGGTAATAGTGATGACCCTGTCGTTATATTAGGAGGGTTGGATAACCCAACAATGGGAGTTTTCTTTTCTTCGACAACTGAAGATTTACAAAACAAAGATTATTTGAGTCCAGGAGTCATTAACTTTAGACCAACCCCAACAACATCGTTAACTTACCCATATGGTATAAAATCACAATATGTTCCATTTTATCAATGGGAGTTATCACAACCAGGAATACAAAATATTTTTGGCTCGCAAGATAATGATTGGAAAACCAATGAATCACCAAACTTAAGTAATAGTGGTATTTTTGGGTTCAATTATCAATCTTTAGATAGGAGAAATATTAATCCACCAACATATTTTGTTGGAGCAAATAACACTAGTGATATATATCAAAGAGGTTATATCTTTAATGTGAATTCTAATGGTGAATATTCTTTTAGTATGGCTGGAGTACAATCAAGTAAATTCTTAGTTAGTGCTCCTAATCATTTCTATTTTGGAATAATCAAAGGTAATACCGCTTTGGATAAATTCAAAACAAAATATTCTGTAGGTGAATAAGTATACAATCATACCAAGTAGTCAGGAATATAAGTCGGCACCTTTTGTTGACCAAGATATTTCAATAACGTTGGAGCAACAAGCTCAACAAATTGTTGAATACGATAGAAGTCAAAGTGTCAGTCTTGCTCAAGTTTTTGACGATGAAAGACAAAGTAGTTCAACATTTAGACCAACGTTTAAAGTAAATTATTTATATGCAAATACATATACAGGGACTACCGAATACGTTCCATTTAAAAATACGTTATATTATGTGGAACCTGAACAATCTTCCGTTAGTGGTATTTGGAAGGGATATCCTCAGTATTATGAGTTTGATTTTTATAGACCTTACATATCCGACCAACATATTGAATACAGGGCAAAAAGTGCATACACCTATAATTGGACGTATTATATAAGTTATGCCTACAGTAATAACTACGATAAAAAATTATCTTATGATTTAAATAATAGTTCATATAATTGGATTGCGTCTGAAGGTATTCCATTCTCAATTTACAACGGAACTCAAAACGGAAGTAATGTGATTAGATTTCAATGTATTGCCCCACATGGATTAACCGTTGGAGAATATGTTGAACTATCGTTTTTTTATAATCAAACAAATTTATTTCAAGTTTATTCGTTAGGTAATAATGAACTTGATAGTGACCTTTACATATTCAACATATATAACTTTGGATACACGGGAACAACTTTTGCAAATAGTGTTACAGGAACATTTAAGAGAGTCATTAATCCTGATAATCTTTTAGAGACAAAATCTAAATATTATATTAGGGAACACAAAATATTAACAGATGTTGATGGAAGTATTATTTCTAAAAACGGATTTGAAAAAAACGTGTTCAGTGAAGAAAAAAAATTTGAATACAGTTCAATTACCCCAAATCAAATTTCAAGGATTTCACAAAAGACGAGTAGTAATTCATATAATATTACTGCTAATTACGATTTAGAATTAAATGGTGTTTTAGATAATCAAAAAAGACCTGTTAGTGAATTGTTTTTAACTATAATCAATAAGGGATATACAGGTTATTTTAACCAACCAAATAATGGTATTGGATTAAAACAAGGTTGGGAATTTAATTTAACATCGCCTGTTAGTGGTTGGTGGGAATTAACTAACAACGATTCTGATACAAACATTCAAACTGAAAACTATACATTAACGAGCGGTGTTACCAAGACATTTTATTATAACAAAAATTTAAATATTGGTGATTTGGTTGATGGTGATTTTTGTGAGTGGAACGACTACGACCAAATTGAAAGAGTTATTTCACCATATTATCAAAAGATAAATTACAATCAAAACGTATTTCAAACAACCACTACTTACGATACAAACAGTCCTGGGTTTTATTATCAACCACATACTTTAATGACCATTAGAGTTTTTTCTGATTATGTTGAAACTGCCAATGTGGGTCAGGTCGATAACGTACCGTTTTATTCATACTATTCGAATTCCGATGAACAATTCAGATGGAGGGATTTGTATAGTTATGGGTTTAAAGACAATCTTGATAGAGGTGTTGATTATCCATTTCTTAATAGTGCTCAATACCCATTCAAAGAATTTGTCTTTAGATTAATACCTGAAGGAATAAATTATAATACACTTGGAGTTCAATACCCAATAAAACCATTAGTCGATGAGTGTGAATAAAATAAAAATTCAAAAAAACGGTATAGTTGACCAACAACTTACAATCCCAATTCAATTTACTTGGGATTATCTTGGTTTGGACCAAAGTATTGATGAGTATGAAAGTAAAATAATAACTGAGGTTATTGGTACGGGTAGAGACTTTGAGGTTACACGATTTGCTCATTCACCATTAACGGGAACAACAACTGACCCAACAGATATCAAATACGAGTTCAACTTTTTTTCAGGTGGTAGTTTAGATGATACAGTTAATTGGAAGAACAATTATGTTGCGGAAGGATTTACAACCCAAGAGATTTTTTACTATACAAATAATTTTACAAACTCATTTTTCAAATTGGATTTGTATGATAATTTTGATGAAAAAAGACAAAAAAATTATGTGACAATTATTATCCCAACACAACAGGGATTAAAGATGGATGCAATAATGCAAACAACACCTGTTACAATTAAAAAACCATATTTTGTTTTAGACTATGTTGGAGACAAAGAAGGGTTCTTTATTTATTGGTTAAAAAAGAGAACATTCTTGGATATTAGTACGTTTTATATGACCGCAAAGTTTTATGATGCAAAACAAGGTGTGTTTGTTAAAATGATGAATATGCCACAATCGTCATTATCGGGTAATAAATACGTTTTTGATAAGTCACAATATTTTTATTATAGGGTTCATCTTGATTATGATAAACACGAATATCAAGTGTTTAACATGAATCCAAATCAAACGATATATCTTAATGATGGTCAAAGAGCGGGTACTTTGGAACCCATAAAATGGTATGAATATGTTAATCCATAATGGAAGATTTCTATAATATTATAATATCACCTGAAACAATTAAGGGTGACATCTTTACAGTTAACTTACAGGGTGAAAACGTTGGACCAAGTTATACTGGTGAAACAATTGGTGTTTATTCTGCAATGACACAAGTATTAAGTGCGGGACCTAATGGAAGTTCACTTTTAACAGGAGTTACAATCCCAATTTTGATTAGACAAACCGCGGTTGACTTTGGTTATTATAGTCCATTTGATGGTGCCGTATTACAAAAAGATGTTGTTGCTAATTTTATATTTTCATCAACAACTACCAACCCATATGTCTATGACATTTATAATACGTCGAGTGAATTTCAAAAATTCCTTGAATTGTCGTCATATAAAGTTGATTGGGGTGATGGAAGTCCCGAACAAACAATTGTGACATACACACCAAATTCAATTACACATACTTATCCTGTTGCGAACGCTCAATATACCATAACATTAAAACAAACTAATCCATGGGGTGTCACAAAAGTTTCAAAAACTGTGACAACACCATTTACCGATGTGGTTATTAATAACCCAAATGGTGAAGCATTCTTTATCCCTGCTGGTGGTAATTGGTTTGATACTCCAATTAGTTATAATTACATCTTTTCAGGGGATGCGGTCAATGTGGTGTCAGCTCAAACATCAAATAATTTTACAACGGTTCCATTTACTGTTTCAGGTTTAACAAAATCTAAACTTAATGAGTTGGCAATGTATGGACCGTATAAATTTCAAGTTGGTGTTCCTGTTATTAAGAATGGTCAAATATGGGGGGCGATAACTAATACCGCAACAACGTTTACCGCCTATACAGTTAATTCAGTTGATTACTATGATTACATTGATGGAACAACAATATTCTTTGAACAGTCATCAGGATTTACTGAAAATAATTTAACTGCAAGACCAATTACAAAAGAGGAAGTTTTACTTAAAGCGGTTGACCAACCACAGATACAAACAAATGTTTTTGTTGAACGAGGAAAGAATTCGGCATATGAGAGAATCCAAAGATTAGGTGAAGTTGACAATTTAGGTGACATGATTAACTACGGATATGGATTTTTTAACGTTGAAAAAAAGAACTAAACTATTTATAAGATAAAAAGATATGGCAATAGGTTCATACGGCACAATACGACCAAGTGATGTCTCACCAGAAGACGTTCAAATTATTATGAATTACACTCCATCAAGGGACGTTACGGATAATTTTATCCTAACTCAACTTGATGCACAAACAATTCTTAAGCCTTATTTCAACAATACTCAAACAGGTGGAAATGCTGGTGTTGAGGTATTGGGTGGATTATACAATTTAACATTACCCGCAGAACAGTTTAACACTCTTGGGATTTACACATTATATTTGAGACCCGCTCAAATCAGAACAAGAATTACTGATTGTGGTGTGTTAAATGCTTTACCAAATGTCAAAGGTATTGTAATTGATATTACAAATGTACCAACACAATACCAAAACAAATTTGTACCACAAGGTTTAGTTGGGTTTAGAATTGAATATTTAAATCCTGATGGTTCAAAGATACCTAATTTCTTTAGAGTTGTTACCTCATCGTTCTTCTGTGAACCAGTTGTTACGAATGAAACTAACACAACACAAAAAAGTATTAGATATAGATATGTTGAAGGAAATTCTAATTTGATTTTCTTAACATTATCCCCATCTTCATCACCAACAAACAATCCAAACGCAACACCGTTTATTGGACAACCAAATCAAAATATTATTATTTCAAATACTTTCTTCAACCCAATAACTTTGGAAATTGAAATGGTTGAATACGATGTATCATCTCTTGCAATTGCTCTTTATGGTAATCAAACCAAATCAATTGATGATGGTATCTACACAATTTATGACTCTCAAAATAACATATACAGACAATACAACTTGTATGAAATTAGAGACCAATTTAATGCGTTGTTATATGAAGTTAGACAAAGTAGAGGTAATAATATTGATTTCAGTAAAAACTTTACAAACATAACTAGTTAATGGCAGTAAACACGACAAATACTAAATACTTCTACCCACCAAGACCAGGTAGTGGTGCGGGTACCTTCTCTGACAACATTGTAGGATTACAAACTGTCGAGGGTGGAGGACTTACGCAAGGTAATTTTGAGTTTACAACAGGAGTAACTGAAAAAGTTAATAGAACCTTCAATGTTGGGGCGTTCTCTGAACCGATGACTTTGGATATGATGAATATCGATAGTCTTGAGCAGAGTAGGAGGATATTGGCAACACAATTTAGGGTTTATCCAAACTTCGATATAACTCAAGTTCTTAACTTTTCAATGTATGGTTCCCTATCTGAAAGATTTAGGGTGTCAATTACAAAAATCATCAACTATTTTCCTGCTTCGTTAGATATAAAATTTAGTAATGGTGATTACATAACGGGTAACACTGCATATGACATTGTGTACGATGTCCAAGCTGATGAAACATACTTTAAAGTTAATGTTGATAGAATACGAAACCCGTTTGACATTGATTATTCTGTTAGTGCGGCAACTAATTTAGCTGCAAGTGAAATAACAACATCTGTATATAGAAATTTAAATGAAACTTATTTAGATTATTGTGTTAGTATTAATGATAACATCTATAAAGTTCTTGCGTTTATTCCTTCTGTTACTTTATCTTCAGGTGACCTTACATTTTATGTGTCGGGGGCTCCATTTGGTACTACCGCAACAACAATACAAGAAGAGTATCAAATCAGACCTAACGATTTTGTTGTAGATAAGACATTCCAAGAAGATTTTGATGAAGTTGAAAAGTTTTTGGTTAATAGATTAGTTAGACCTGAATATACTGCGGTATTCCAAGTACCACAACAAAATGAATATGGTCAAACATATACTGACTACCAACAAGTTACTTGGCCAAAAGACGGTCCGTGGAATTTGGACATTAGGTCTTTTCTATTTGATTCTTATTTGGAACAAATCCAAGCAATTGCCGTTAATTTGGATTCATTTAAAACAAATCTTATTTCAAGATTTTTAGTTTCAGATTCATTAAAAGAATTTGATACTTTGGGTAGAAAAGTTGAAAAGATATTCCAAATATACGGAAGAAGTTTTGACCAAATCAAAACATTTATTGAAGGATTAGCTTACATGAATTCTGTAAACTACAATCCATCAAATGATATACCATCACAATTGTTGGTCAATTTGTCTGCAACACTTGGATGGTCATCAAACTTCTCACCAATTACAAATGAAGATTTCTTATCATCTGTGTTTGGTAATACATCAACTCCGACATATCCTGGATATGCTCGAGCTTTAACGCCTACAGAATTAAACTATGCTTACTACAGAAATTTAATTCTTAATGCTTCATATTTGTTCAAATCAAAAGGTACGAGAAGGTCAATTGAATTTTTATTGAGATTGATTGGAGCACCTGATTCATTAATTGAATACAATGAACACATTTATTTAGCTGACCAAAAAATTAATTTGGACCAATTCTATACTCAATGGGCTCAAATATCTGGTGGTACTTACATACAAGAAACACCAACTTATGCTGTAGGACAAACTTATAGTATTCAAGGACAAATCTTTACCGCATTCACAACAAACTCGACTTACCAAGATGTGAACATTACTTTGGAAAATTATCCTATTGATTTTGAAGGTTATCCAAATGCCCCTGTTAATACTGAAAACTATTTCTTCCAAATTGGTGCGGGTTGGTATGAACAAACTCCTCAACATAGAAGTCCTGATGAGGTCACTATTACAGGAAATGTTTATACAGGTCAAAACTTTAATATTCAAACACAATTACAACCATTCACTTATGGTCAAACTTATTTGAATAGGTTTAGGGATTTCCCATATATGACTGAAGGTTTTAAACTTCAGAAGATTGTTGATAATAATAAATCTTGGTTAGCGGACGACGATAAAGTTAGAGTTTCAACTCAAGGAGATTACAATGCTTATTACTTTGTTGATAATGAGAAATTGGTGTTGAACGTTAAGAATGTTGACATTTTCTTAAATCCCGCTCAAGGTCTTGTTTATGATGTTTGGGAACAATCAAGACAATATGACTACCCAATACCTGAATCAGGTTTGACAGTTGGTTATCCTGTTCCTGGTGGGGTTGATTGGACTTATGTTGACCCAAAACCAAAGAAGAAAACATTCTTTGAATTCTCCCAAACTTTTTGGCAGAACATGATTAATACCCGAAACAGATTATATATCTCTGACGGTAAAACTGGTGGTTATCCTACATTACAATCTATTTGGTGGAAATACATCGAATCAGAACAAACTGTTGGGTTACCTAACAACAAGTACACTTATCAAAAGTTAATTGATTACGTGAATGGTATTGGTCCTTATTGGACTAAGTTGGTGGAACAGATGGTTCCCGCAACAACCATTTGGAATGGTGGGGTTAGATTAGAAAACTCAGTATTACATAAACAAAAGTTTGTTTATAGAAGACAAAGAGGTTGTCAATTTGTGCCAGTCCCTGTTGACCCATGTTTTATCATCTCAAATATTTTTGACTATACATGTAGTACTGAATATGTTGATTTTAATATCTACCCATGGTTAAATGGTGACATTACAGTTTCAAATTTCAATAGTATTCTTTCTAATCGAATTAATAATATGTTGTCATCAAGTGGATTGACTTTAAATCAATGTAGTCAAAATTCAGTTCAAACTGAGTGGTTTGTTGACTTAAGAATTGCTGGTGATATATTAATACAAGAAACGTTCTATACTGGGTATGGATATAATGATGTACCTACAAATTCAGAATGGAGAAATGCCTTAATTGACTATTTACCAACATTATACAATTACGGATATACTTACTTTTTGAATGGTAATGAACTAACAATAACCAACTTAAATTGTTTACCACAAAATTTACAAGAAACGGTAGTTTTAAATGTTGGAATAAATATTAATATAGAATGTAGTATATAATGTCAGTTTTTAACTATAACATATCGGTAACAGGAGATTGTTCAAACACTAATTCAGGGTCAATAAGTTTATTATTGACAGGTGGTACACCTCCATATACAGTACAATGGTTGAGTCCTGTTTTATCACCCGATATTGTCACAACATTACCTGCGGTTAAAACAGGGCTAAGTGCAACAACATATGCGGTTAGAGTTAATGATAGTTCTTTACCTACAAATGCCGAATTTTATATTAACATACCAGTATCGAGTGGTGTTTGTGCGAGTATTTTATCAGTACAAAATACGACTTGTGGATTTAACAACGGAGCGGTAACAGGTAGTTCTAATTCGGACTATTCATCAACCGACTTTTATCTTTATCATGGAGATGGTGTCTTTTCACAATCTGGAACAACAAGCCAACAAACAATTGTTTTTGGTAGTTTAACTGCGGGAACTTATTATATGACGGTTGTTGATTTGGGTGGGTGTTCTGCTCAAACATCAAATTTTATTGTTGAAGATTCTACCGCATTAAATTATGGTTTATATGCTGTCCCAAATTCTGCGTGTAATAATACTCCAATAGGTAAGATAATGGTTACTGGACTTACAGGTACGCCACCATACACATATCTTTGGAATACTAGCGCCACAGGGTCAACTGTTACAGGTTTGACTGCAGGAATTTACTCGGTTGATGTGACCGATTATTATGGATGTGTGACAACCAAGACTGCAACCATTGTTGATGTTGCACCCGTTGGGTTTGGAGCGTTTACTGTAACACAACCAACTTGTTTTTCTGCTGATGGGGTATTAACAATACAAATTACGGGTGGTACTGCACCATATTATTACTCTGCTTCGACAGGAGACGTTACGGTACAATACCCTACAACTTGGTCAATATCTGGTTTATCACCAGGTAGTTATAGTATAACAGTAACAGATGCTGGATTATGTACTTTTACTCAAGGAACGGTATTGACATCACCAAATGGTATTACATCAGTATCAATAATCACTCAAGGTTCTACATGTTCAAGTAATGGCGGTTCGATAAGTGTTGCAGTTAATGGTGGTACTTCACCATACATTTACACTTTAATATATCCTAATGGTAATACTTTAAACATTGCAAATTCTCAAACAAATCAATTGTTTTCCAACTTGAGTTCAGGTACTTACACCGTATCGGTTCAAGACGCTTCTGGATGTTTTTACATGAATGAGGTGACATTACTAACAACAAATACATTTACAATTTCAACCGAAACAACGGGAACAACTTGTAATCAGAGTAACGGATATATTACGGTTACCAAATCAAGTGGTGGAGAGCCACCATTTGACTATTCTTTAGATGGATTGGTAAATGTTTTAGATACTTCACAATCGGCAGTTACATTTAATAATGTATCAACAGGACAACATACAATTACCGTTACAGATAATACAGGTTGTACTCAAACAATGCAAGTTTATGTTGATGCGAGTACCCAATTAGATTATAGTTTATATAGTACTTCTTGTGGTAATGGTTCTAATGGGTCGATTACCGCTTTCATATCTTCGGGTAATCCACCATTTAGTTATAATTGGTCTAACAATGTTTCAGGTAATCCTCAACAAATACAAGTAACGGGATTAACTGCGGGGACATATAGTCTTACGGTTATTGATTCTGACGGATGTTCATTAGAAAGATTTACTGACATTACTTGTGATGCGTCATATGTATCATATCAAACATATGTTATGGGTTCTGAGGTATTTAATATTCAATCACAAACAAAATACGGTTTATTACAAATGTTGAATGACGGTTATGATGATTTAACATCAGGTAATACAAGTTGTAATTTAATTTCAGCTACATTTACAGTTAAAGTTTCGGTAAATCCTTTAGGGTTAACCACAAGTGATACGTTCTTTACGACAACATCTTTAGTCGTTGCGCCAACAGATAATGATTACTATGACACTGTGGTTTCATTATTACAAACAATACCTGGTATTGGAAATGTAACTGTTGATTCGGGTAATAATCAAATAACTATTGAAACTATTTCTGGAAATACAACATTAGATGGGCAAGAAATAATTGTCGAATTAATAATCGTTTATGATACAATTTGTTTAACATGACACAAGTAAGAATAACGGAAATATCGGGGGGTACATACCCAATTGATGTATACATTTCAGATGTGTATGGAAATTATCAAACTTTACTTGGTACAATTAATTCAGGGCCTGTTCCACCTACTGTTGAATATAACAACACAATCCCTTCAATATTTAATACTGCGCCTGAGATAATGTTAACGTTAACCGATAACAATGGTTGTAGTATTTTTAAATTATTACAATGTACTTTTGGTTGTACTTTCCAAATTACTATTGAATTAGCGTCTTGTGTTGTCAATATTGACATTCAGCAATCTAATTGTCTTTTTACAATCTGTTAAACCTTTCATTATTTTTAATAACTTTTACTGAAATAGTGTTGTTGTGGTATTTATTAAATAAAAACATCGGATGACCACATATTCTATATTAGTAACCAATAACGCTCCAGGATGTACCGCTGAAATTGAACAACAATTAACAGTTACTGGCTGTACTACCTATATTGTTAGATTGGCATCTAATTCAAATGCGTTAGGACCATTTAATGTTTATGTGGATAATATAATTTATTACTCTGCACAAACAAGAACTGAGATGTTAAATGGTGTTGTTGTAAACCTTGAATGTGTTACACCATCACCAACAGTTACTCCAACTATCACACCAACACCTACTCAAACAGACCCAATGACGGGTACTACTACCACTCCAACTCCTACACCTACTTATACACCTACAAATACTGCAACTCCAACATTAACGCCAACTAATACTAATACCCCTACTAATACTGAAACACCAACTAATACTCCAAGTGAGACTCCTACAAATACTCCAACAAATACTGAGACACAAACACCAACACCTACAACAACTACGACATTAACTGCGACTCAAACACCAACTGAAACCACAACTCCAACAGTTACGCCGACTAATACTGCGACTCCAACAACAACCACAACTCTAACTGCAACACCAACTCAGACTCAAACAAATACACCAACTAATACCGCAACACCAACTAATACTAAAACTCCAACTCCAACTCCAACAAATACTCCAACTAATACTGCAACACCAACTAATACTGCAACTAACACCGCAACGCCAACACCAACAAATACTGAAACTCCAACTAATACTCCGACAAATACTAACACTCCTACACCAACTAATTTACCGTTCTCGGCTTACTTATTACCTGAACCAAGTGACGCAAATTCTATTGCAAACATTGGTCAATATATGTTTGACCAAGGTGCTGATTGGTTTGGATATTGGAATAATTTAGGACCTGCGGGTGCTGGACCAACATATTCGTCTAATTTAGATACTTATGTTCACTTCTCAGGATGGACAACACCTGTTGATAACTTCTTAACACCTGTTACTAATTTTGCAGGACCAATTAGACAAGCGTCTGGAAGCGGAACTGATGCGTATGGATGTACTCAAACTCAGTACACATTTGGAACTATTCCTGTTACTCTATCACAAATAGACCCAACAATACAATATTTTTATTCAATATGGGTACCATTGGCGGGAGTCGGTGGCTCACTTACAAATATGACGGTAGATGCGGGATATGGCGCAGCATGTTCAAACACAGTATTTAATGATGCAGTTCCTGATTCAGGATTAGCATCTCAAAATGTTACGGTTACTGCTGGAGCTGCGATTCCTGCGGGAACGTATAGGGTATTATGGATTACAGGGGCGTTTGAACAACCAACAGGAACTCCAGCAACATCAACATTATACGTCAAAGGTGATACTAAAACATAAAATAAAAAATAACTATATAACTTAATGGCATTTCCTTACAAAAACCCCATATCTAGTTTACAGAATAGTGCGACTGAAAGTGTTGTAAGAACAGCAACATTTGGTACTAATTTTTCTGTGTTGTCAACAGGTGGATATATGGAAGTATTTTCATTGTCTGACTTAGTTTGGTCAACATATGGTGCAACAGGTAATATTCAAAATTCTGGTAATACAATTCCAATCCAATTTTCAAAAGGTACTGGAACTGCATTTTCACCTGACGTTCTTGCGCTTAATTCGGATAATATATCTTCAGGTAGAAGAAGATTGGGTATGCAGGTATATGTCCAAGAAACTGATACTGTGTATCAATACACAATTCCAAATTATGAGGCATTGTGGAATAACATTACAGGTTTAACGGGTAGCTCCGCAATTACAATTACAGAATATTCAACTACGGTTAATAACCGAGCACAATCTGCGAAGGATTTTATTAACGCATGGACTGGTTCAACAATTGAGGGTCAGAATGGTACAACAAGAGAAAATGCTCGTTGGAGAATATTTTGGGGTAGTGACATTCAAATTACGGGAGGTACCTATTATTCGGGTATTACCACATTAGATTTATATAATAATACTGGTGGTACTATCACAATTACAGGATTTACAGGTACTGTAACAGGCGGGACTTATAATAGTGGAACAGGAATGCTTACTTTAAGTAATAGCGACGGTTCTTCTGTTGATATTTCAGGATTTACATCAGGTGGTGGGGGTAGTCCTCTTACGGTTTATGATGCCACGTCAGGTGTAACGGCAACAAACGTTACAGGCATGACATTTTCAGGTGCTTCAGTTATTAATAACGGAGACGGTAATGTAATAATTAATTTTACAGGTGGAACGGGAACTTCAGGTTCAAGCGGTACCTCAGGTGTTAGTGGTATTGACGGTTCTTCAGGTTCAAGTGGAACTTCAGGTGTTAGTGGTATTGACGGTTCTTCAGGAACTTCAGGTTCAAGCGGAACGGATGGTACTTCAGGAAGTTCAGGTATTAACGGAACAAGTGGTTCTTCAGGAACTTCAGGTTCAAGTGGAACGGATGGTACATCGGGAAGTTCAGGAACAGACGGAACAAGTGGTTCTTCAGGGACTAGTGGGTTATCTGGGGTAGATGGTACAAACGGCACTAGCGGAAGTTCAGGAATAGACGGAACTTCAGGTTCAAGTGGTACAGATGGAACAAGCGGTTCTTCAGGTACTTCGGGTTCAAGTGGTACGGATGGTACATCAGGAACTAGCGGAAGCTCAGGAACAGACGGAACCTCAGGTTCAAGTGGAACGGATGGTACTTCAGGTAGTTCAGGAACTAGCGGAAGCTCAGGAACTAGCGGAAGCTCAGGAACAGACGGAACAAGTGGTTCTTCAGGGACTAGTGGGTTATCTGGGGTAGATGGTACAAACGGCACTAGCGGTTCATCAGGGACTAGCGGTAGCTCAGGAACGGATGGTACTTCAGGTTCATCAGGAACTTCGGGTTCATCAGGAACTAGCGGTAGCTCAGGAACGGATGGTACTTCAGGTAGTTCAGGAACTAGCGGAAGTTCAGGAACAGACGGAACTTCAGGTTCAAGTGGTACAGATGGAACAAGTGGTTCTTCAGGTACTTCGGGTTCAAGTGGTACGGATGGTACATCAGGAACTAGCGGAAGCTCAGGAACAGACGGAACAAGTGGTTCTTCAGGGACTAGTGGGTTATCTGGAGTAGATGGTACAAACGGCACTAGCGGTTCATCAGGAACTAGCGGTAGCTCAGGAACTTCAGGTTCAAGTGGTACATCAGGTTCATCGGGAACTAGTGGAAGCTCAGGAACAGATGGTACTTCAGGTTCAAGTGGTACAGATGGTACATCAGGTTCATCAGGAACTAGCGGTAGCTCAGGAACAGATGGTACATCAGGTTCATCAGGAACTAGCGGTAGCTCAGGAACGGATGGTACTTCAGGTTCATCAGGAACTAGCGGTAGCTCAGGAACGGATGGTACATCAGGTTCATCAGGAACTTCAGGT